CATTTAGACTAGCAGATAACAAGGTATCAGAGAAAGCTGAATGGGATTTTGAAATCCTAAGCGGTGAACTTGATGACATTATCAGCATTGACATGGATTCATTTGGGTTTGAGTCAATTGATTTTGAAGAATATGAAGATTATGAAGACTATGAGCATGAAGAAAATCAACAGGAAACACAAAGAAGAGTTGAAAACATAGTTAATCTAGAGTATGGGCAGTTTGATGGCGAAGGAAAGTATGACATTCCTAAGCTGGAGCCTGTTACAGAACTGCCACCAATTTCCGAATGGATAGGATTTAATTATGTATTATCTGACAATGATCCAACAGGCAAGGCAGTTCACTTCTTCATTGATGACTATCAATTTGAAAGAATTTGGAATAATACACAGCGGTATGTTGAAAAGTTAAGACAGTATGTCTGTGTCGCAACTCCTGACTTCTCGCCTTATGGGGATATGCCACTTGCTACACAGATTTTCAACATCTATAGAAAAGCGTGGGTTGGTGCATTCTTGCAGTCTCAAGGTATCACAGTTATTCCGACAGTTCGAGCAAGTACAGACCTAAGAAGCATGGAATTCTATCTGGACGGCATTCCTAAAAATAGCATTGTGCTGATCAGCAACATGTGGACAAAAGACAAAGAGGCTAGAAAGTACTTCATTGAACATGAATATAAAAACATGATTGATAAGTTACATCCTAGCAAAGTACTTCTTTATGGCAAAATGATGGACGAATTAAAAGATGATGATGTGGAATACATAGAAACGTTTTCACAAGGAAGGTGGGGAAAATAATATGGCAAAAGGTTCAAGAGGCGGAAAAAGAGCAAAAAGAGCTTCTAACGCTAAATACAATGGTTTCAGTATTACTCGTAAAGATGGCACTACAAGCCACTATAAGGTTATTAACGGAAAAGTTCTGCCGGCTGTAGAGGCGGATGGGATTCATAATATGTTAAAAGGTATAGGCTCTAAAGACCCATGGCAGGTTGCATACGATCAGACTGGAAGCGTTGACGCCATTATTAAGCGTGTGAACAAGATTGGAAAAGGTAAAGCTTCTGTTCTATCTGATAAAGCTATTGACAAAATGAATGCTGACTATCTGAAAAAGCGTGAAGAATTCGATAAAAGCGAGAGTGTAAGACACAGTAAAAAAGGTGTAAATAGACATCGTTTATATTGGAGTGCAATGTAACGTTTAATGAGAGGGGTGATGATAATGGCAAAAAATGAGTTCGCAAACATGACACCAGAAGAAAGAAGAGAGAACGGCCGAAAAGGCGGAATAGCATCAGGCAAAGCGAAAAGAGAAAAGAGAGCCATTAAAGAAACCCTTGAACAATTATTGTCTATGCCTCTTAGAAATGGAAAGAAAGCCGATATTGAACGTATTAAGAGCATTGCAGCAATCAAAGGAAAAAACATCACTATGCAGGAGGCTATTGCCATATCTATGCTAAATAAAGCTGCTAAAGGAGATGTTCGAGCTGCCGAATATGTACGTGATACCATCGGACAAAAGCCGGACAATAACATGAATGTTGAAATGAGCGTTCCTGTCGTTTTCTATGGAGAGGATGACCTTGAATAATGAATTAAATGGCTTATATCTTCCCGACATAATTGGAAAGGGGTACAAGGATTTTTGGCATTATAAAGGCAGATATAGAGTCTGCAAAGGGTCACGAGGTTCTAAGAAATCAAAAACCACTGCTTTATGGTACATATATAACTTGATGAAATATCCTGATTCCAATCTATTAGTAATTAGAAAAGTAGGAAGGACATTAAAAGATTCTTGCTATGCGGACTTAAAATGGGCATGTCACAGGCTTGGAGTTGATAAGTATTGGAATTTCACTTTATCTCCTCTAGAAGCCACATACATTCCTACGGGGCAAAAAATCTATTTTCGTGGTCTTGACGATGCTTTTAAGATTACATCTATTGCGGTTGATAGAGGTTATTTATGCTGGATGTGGATTGAAGAAGCGTATGAAGTAATGAAAGAGACCGATTTTGACACTTTGGACGAATCAATTAGAGGTGCAACTCCAGCACCACTCTTTAAGCAGATAACAATTACTTTTAACCCATGGAATGAGCGTCATTGGCTAAAGAAAAGGTTTTTTGATACTAAAGACGACGACATACTAGCATTGACTACTAATTATTTGTGCAACGAGTGGCTTGATGCTTCTGATAAGCGTTTATTTGAAAGAATGAAAGTTAACAATCCTCGTCGCTATCAAGTGGCAGGATTAGGAAATTGGGGTATTGTTGAAGGTCTTATTTATGAGAATTGGAGAGAAGAAGATTTTACTATGATCACTGCAAGAGAGGCACGCGATGGCAAGGTTGGAATAATTAAAGATAAATTGAAAATGGCTGTAGGGTTAGACTTTGGTTACACAAATGACCCAACGGCTTTTTTCTTGGCTTTTTTAGACTTAGAAAATAAGAAGTTATATGTATATGATGAATTCTATGAAAAAGGCCTCACAAACAGAGCAATAGCCGACAGGATAATAGATTTAGGATACAGAAAAGAAAAGATAACTGCAGACTCTGCAGAGCCTAAGTCTATAGCAGAATTGAAAGGGTATGGCTTAAAACGTATTGAAGGCGCCAAAAAAGGAAAAGACAGTATCAATAACGGCATTCAATGGATACAGGATTTAGAAATCATTATTCATCCTCGCTGTGTGAATTTCATAACTGAAATATCCAATTACACGTGGGATACTGATAAATTTGGAACACGTTTAAATGTTCCTATTGATGACTTTAACCATCTTATGGATGCAATGCGATATGCATTAGAAAGATACATTACTAAACCAGATTGGCTAATCTAAAGAAAGGGGTGAGTGCATGCTGACAACTGAAGAAATTAATTTTTTTATAAATTTGGACAAGGGTTCAAAAATTAAAAGGTATGCAAGAAAGGGAAGAGATTACTATAAAGCAAATCATGATATTAAACATTACAGAATGTTCTATTATGATTCAGATGGAAACCTTGTCGAGGATACCACTAGAAGCAACACAAAAATAGCGCATACATTCTTTCATGAATTAGTAGATCAAGAAGTACAGTATATGCTATCTAATGACGAGGGCTTTGTTAAATCTGATGACCCCGAACTCCAAAATAAATTAGATGATTATTTCAACTATAACGAGAATTTCATTGCTGAAATACACAAGCTTCTGACAGGATGTGTTTCAAAAGGATTCGAATACATGTACGCATACAGGAACGAAGATGATGAATTATCTTTCATGTGTGCTGATTCATTGGGAGTTGTAGAAGTAAGAGATAAAGATACAGATGACGGATGTTCATATGTTATCTATTGGTACATTGATAAGATTGTTAAAGAAGATAAGAAAATAAAGAAAATTCAAGTATGGAGTGCTAATGATGTAACGTATTACGTTCAGGAAGATGATGGAAAAATCATTTTAGATCCTGGAGAGTCTATCAATCCAAGATACCACGCACTCTATAAAAAGAAGAGTGATAACAATATCTATGGAAAAAGTTTTGGATACATTCCATTCTTCAGGTTAGATAATAATGAAGACCAAAGAAGCGGTCTTTATATCATTAAAGACTTGATAGATGATTATGATTTGATGGCATCCAGCCTTTCTAACAATTTAATTGATTTCGACCATCCTTTATATGCTGTCAGTGGGTTTGAAGGGGATAACTTGGAAGAACTGCAGCAGAATATAAAAACTAAAAAAATGATTGGTGTTGGTGAGGGTGGAAACGTTGAAATCAAGACTATTGATATTCCTTTCCAAGCAAGACAGGCAAAACTGGATCTTGATGAAAAGAATATCTATAGGTTTGGTATGGGGCTGAACTCGTCTGGATTAAAAGACACGAATGCAACCACTAATATAGCAATTAAGGCTCTTTATTCTTTGCTAGATTTAAAATGTTCCAAGCTAGAAATTAAATTAAAGCAGTTTATGCGAAAAATCCTCAAAGCAGTTTTAAAAGATATCAACGAACGTGAAGGAACAGATTATCAATCTAAACAGGTATACTTTAAGTTTATTCATAAGATTATGTCTAATGAGCAGGAACTAGCACAAACTAAATTGATTGAAGCACAAGCTAAGGAGACTTTTATTAACATCATGATCACTCTTTTTGACTATCTCCCTAGTGAAACAATTATTAAAGAAATATGTGCTTATTTAGACATTGATTATGAAGAAATCAAAGATAAACTTCCAAAGCCAAAAGAAGCCTATGAGCAAGTAGACAATGCGACTGATACATTAAACAATGTGGTGCCAGATGAATAAGAGACAGTTAGAAGTTGAAAAAGCCAAGATAAGAGAGGAAAAGAAGCTTCTTAAAGAATTAAAAAAGATATATGAAGATGCAGCCAAAGAAGTAGAACAGAAAATAAGGATTTCAAACGGTAAGATTGATTTACTTCTTTCTGTCTATGATGAATTAGATGATAAGCAGAAATCATTGCTTCAATCTCAGATATATCAGAAGAAGTTTCAAGAGAATCTCAAAAAGCAGTTAGATGAACTGATTGGAAATTTAAACGTTAACTCTTATGACAAGATTAACAGGTATCTAACAGATTCTTATTACACAGGATATATTGGAACCATGTACGATATTCAAGGCCAAGGCATTCCATTAATCACTCCTATCAATGAGAAGCAAGTCACGAGGGCCATGACATTAAATACTAAATTGAGCGTACCGCTGTATACTAGAATGGGTATTGATGTTGGAGTCCTCAAAAAGCAGATTGCAAAGCATATCTCAAGGGGCATAGCCACATCTTCACCATATGCACATATTGCTAGAAACATAGACGGAGCGTCTAATATTGGTTTTAATAAAGCAATGAGGATTGCTAGAACCGAAGGGCATAGAATACAGGTTCTTAGTGCCAATGACGCACAGCATGCAGCAAAAGCTAAAGGTTGTGAAGTAGTCAAGCAGTGGGATGCTACACTTGACGGAAGAACTAGACCAATGCACAGACTTCTTGATGGTAAACTTGCAGAAATAGACGAGCCTTTTGTGGTTGATGATATAGAAGTTATGTATCCTGGAGGCTTTGGGATTGCTTCGCAGGATGTAAACTGTAGATGTGCACTCCTTCAACGTGCTAGGTGGGCTTTAGATGCTGATGAACTGAAGACACTTAAAGAAAGAGCGGCTTATTATGGATTAGATAAAAGCGATGATTTTCGAGACTTTAGAGAAAAATATTTGATGGTATCTAATAGATTGAAAAGGTCAAATGATGATGGTAATATAAACATAGAAATAGACGGATTCGCGCCTTGCCTTATTGAATGCAAAACAGGCAGAGTGGTTAATACCACTGTAAAAGAAATGAAACGAAGTGAACTAAAAGGATATAATAAGTCGAGTGGATGGTATATTGATTGGTCTAAGGTTCCACATGATCAGACCATAAAAGCTATATTTGCAGAAGGTAACGAGGAAATACAAGGGCTTATAGCATATAAGCCTGTGTCTGAGAATTTTGCTGTAAAGATTCATTGGATAGTTGCCAACCCTAAAAGTAATGGCAATTTAGCGAAAAATAAAGAGTATAAAGGAATTGGTGCCCATTTATTTGCTATTGCAGCAAAGATTTCATTTGATGAGGGCTATGACGGCTATGTCCAAGCCCAAGCTGCAAACAGGAAGTTGCTAGAATATTATATTTGTAAATTAGGCGCAAAATTTATAAGCGGTTATAATTTTTACTTAGATACCGCAGTAGCAAAAGAGTTATTAGCAAAATGTAATTGGAGGGATGAATGATGAAAAGTAAATTTGAACCAATACCGGACCCAACAGAAGAAGATGGATTTGAAGGTGTATATGTTGTAGGTACAGAAGATGGTGAAGAAGAACCGCTATATGATTTGCGTGGTCTGACAAAGTATTTACAAGAGCATAATTTGGAGCAGTCAACAGAAGAGATATCAGAGATGTTTAAAATGTAAGATTTCATAATAAAAACGGTTTATAACAAGCCGTTTTTATTTTACCTTGAAAGGAGGTATTTAATGTCTGAAGGACTACGACCGCACAGACACTGTTATTTTGAAGTAGAATCAAAAAGATACTTTGATAAAAACAGAGGATGTGCAATCAGAAAAACGCACTATGAGTGCATGATATGCGGTCATGAGTTCTATGAAACAGTAGAACTTTCTCATGATCCACCGCAATACAAGAATAAAAACAATGTATTAAACAGAAATAGAAACAGAGGCTAGACGTAGGCTCTTTTTATTTTGCCCTGAACACGGCATTTAAAAGGTTTAAAAATTCATCCAGCATGATGTTAAAAAGGCAAACTTACACTGGCAGACACCAGATATAAAAACATAGTAAGTAATAGGAGTTATGATATGGATTTTTTAAAAGAGATTTTAGGTGAAACACTTTTTGAACAGGTTTTCAAGGCAATTAATGAATACAACGGTAATGAAGCCAACAAAGATAAACAAGTCAAAATTGGGAATCTTGCAAGCGGTGAGTACGTTGGAAAAGGTAAATATGATGCACTACAAAAAGAATTTGATTCAAGAGGGACAGAATTATTAAATGCTAATAATCTTATCGAAGACCTCAAAAAAACAGGCAAAAATGATAAAGCAATGCAAACTAAAATTGGTGAATATGAAACGGCTGTTGAAAATCTGAAGGAACAGTTAGAAGAAGCAAAATTAAAGAGCGCAGTAAAAGTTGCTTTAATGTCTGAAAAGGCAGTTGATGTTGATTATTTAACTTATAAATTAAATGAAAAATTGAAAGAAAAGGGCGAAAGCTTAGAACTTGATGAAAATGAAAATATCAAAGGTTGGGAAAATACTGTATCAGCATTAAAGACACAGTTCCCAAATATGTTTGAAAATGCTTCAGATGATAATGGAGATGGTTATCAGAGAGTTGGCAATGGACAGTTAGATCACGGAAAAAATGACGGTTCATATACTAGAAAAGACATTTTAAAAATGCCTTACTCTGAAAGATTGAAAGTCTTCAACGAAGAACCTGAAGCATATCAAGAAGCAATGAACACAAAATAAAAAAATAAAAGGAGATAAAAAAATGCCAACAGTTACAACAATGAAAGATGTAATCAATCCTCAAGTTATGGGAGATATGATTGAAGCAAAAATTGATGCATTAGCTAAATTAACACCTTATGCGAAAGTTGATACTACTTTAGAAGGAACAGCAGGCGATACAAAGACAGTACCATCATGGAAATATATTGGAGATGCAGAAGACTTTGATGTTGAAGAAGCATCAAAAACAGATAGCGAAATCAAGACAACAAATTTATCAGCCACTAGCAATACATTCACAATTAAATGTGCTGCTAAATCAGTCGGAATTTTACAGACAGTCATTAATTCCGGATTAGGAAATCCAATTGGTCAGGCCGAAACACAGTTAGCGAAAGCAATCATGGGCAAAGTTGATAATGACTTAGTTGATGCAGGATATACTACTAAGAATATCTATAATCCTGCAACATTAGCGGCTATCTCATACAATGGCATTGTAGATGCGGACGCTATCTTTGAAGATGAAGAAGACGGTATTGAAAAAGTATTATTTATTCATCCTTTACAGCATTCAACTTTAATGAAAGACGAAGATTTCAAGTCAGCGGATATATTCGGCCAGTCTGTGTTAGTAAAAGGCGCTGTCGGAAAAATTGGAGATTGCTGGGTCAAGAAGTCTAAAAAAATTAAGTATATTGAATATGAAAAAGCAGATGATGGAACAATTACTATTGTAGAAGATGGAACAGCAGAGTCAGCAACCGCAAAGCACTTAAAGACTGTACAAAAAGGTTGTAAAGATGTTCTGAAGATCGGCGATAAAGTAAACGCACTTGGTGCGAAAGATAAGTATTATTTAGATCTTTTATTAAAAATGGAACCTGACTCAGCAGAAACTGAATACACCGAAGAAGAGCTACCAGCATTAACAATTTTCTTAAAGAAAGATACTCAGGTGGATCATGAGTGGTTTCCAAAAAAGCAGAAACACGACATTACTGCTACTAAATATTATGGAGTTGCAGTGACAAACGAAGCAAAAGTTTTGCTTGCTAAATTTGCAAAATAAGAAAAGAGGTGATTTTCTATGATCATGACAATTGAAGAGTTCAGGCTTTTGAATGATACAGATGACTCAGACGGAATCATCAAGATGAAATTAGAAGCCTTAGAATTGATGATTAGAAAATACACTAATAATAATTTCCAGATGCGCAATTTTAGAACGACCGCCAATATTTCAGACGGTCGTTTTTCTTTTAATGGTCCTCAATTTTTTAAGGTTGGTGACACTGTACAGGTATCTAATTCATCTTTTAATGATGCTTTATATACTGTGACAGAAGCAAATGAGCATAACTTTGTGGTTGACAAGCCTGTCAATAATGAGGCTCGTGTCTTATGTACTAAAGTAGAATATCCTGCCGACATTAAAATGGGTATCATCAACCTCATGAAATGGGATAAAGAGAATAGAAGCAAGGTCGGAGTACAGTCAGAAACGATTTCTAGACACTCTGTCACGTATTTCAATATGGATGGGGACAATTCCTCTTTAGGATATCCAAAGTCGCTCACAGGCTTTCTAAAGCCTTATATGAAAGCGAGATTCTAATATGATAGGTGGAAATATTACAGCAGTTCTTCAAAAATGCATCTATTCTTTCAACGAGATTGGTGAGCCTATTGAAGATTATGCGGAATCAATTTCTTTGCTTGGCTTCTTAGACTTATCAAGCGGTGATAGTCATTACACGAATTTCAACGCTAAAGTACAGGAATCAACTCATATCTTCATCTGTGATTATAAGGACTTAAAAGGCTATAAGGCTGATAACTCAAGACTGATTGTGAATGGTGAAGTCTATGATGTAACTCTTATTGATGATCCGATGAATTTACATCAACACTTAGAAATCTATCTACAGTACAAAGGAGCACAAGATGAGCGTACAGTTTGAAGATAACTCAATGTTTATAATCGATGAAATTGAGAATGCAGCTTTAAAGTTTTTGGAAGAAGCAAGCGGAGAACTTGAGTCACAAGTTAAAAGAAACACCAGAGTGGACACTGGTCAGTTAAAAAACTCGTGGGAGCACGTGGTAGATGCTGACAATATGATTGGTATTGTTGGATCAGCAGAAGAGAATGCTATATGGGAAGAATTCGGCACAGGTGAGTATGCTCTTAAAGGAAACGGCCGAAAAACCAAGTGGAAGTATAAGCATCCTAAATACGGATGGGTTACTACTACAGGAAAAGCACCATCAAGAGCGCTCGAGAAAGCCAAGAACTCCTCTAAGAAGAAGATTCAAGCAAGAGCCGAGGAAATCTTTGGAGATATTGGAAAATGACAAAAGAGGGTTTGAATTTTATCTCTAGCATTTTAAAACCACTTGTGAACTATCATTTCTTATACTACAAGACTGATAAGGTTAAATATCCTTATTGGGTTGGCGAGTACTTAGAAAATGAATACAGTGCAGAGACCAATTACCAAGGAACCACTTTTATTCTTACAGGTGTCACAAGAGGCAGTTATTTAGAACTAGAAAAGCAAAAGGAAATTATTAAAAAGGCTCTCAAGGATAAGAGAGCCATCTTACCGAGCGGAACAGGCATAGCAGTACATTATGACTATTCAATGCCGATTCGTGTAGACGATATTGAATTACAGAAAATACAGGTTAATTTAACTATTCAGGAATGGGAGGTATAAATACATGGCAGATGAAATCATTCCTTCAAGTGGTATTACAGCGAAAACACCTGAAAATATTATGCTAGGTGCTGGAACTATTCACAAAGGCTTGAAATACGAAGGCAATAAATGGAACTTTGTAGAATCATTATTTTGCGCCACTTCAGGTGGCGGATCAGTAACAATTACTCCGGAATTATTAGATTTAGATATTGATGGAGCGACTGTTAAATTTGTTGGTGGTACCCTAAAAGTTGGAGAAACTGCGAAAATGAAGTTTAAAATGGCAGAAATTACTCCTGACTTTATTAAGAAATCTATTTTTGCTAAAGAAGCAGCGGACGCTGGAAAGACAGGATATACAGAATTAGTATCTAAACCGCAGATTGAAACAGGCGATTATTACGAAAATCTAGCGTATGTCGGAAAGAAGATTGATGGAACTCCAATCATTGTTATTTTTGATAAAGCTTTATGCACATCAGGACTTTCTATTGAAGGCGAAAATAAAAAGATGGTAGTACCTGAAGCAGAATTTGAATGTTATGCGGAATTAGAGCAATCTGATAAGAATGTACTACCTTATCACATTTATTACCCTAATGCGGTAGCTGCATAACCATTATTAAGAATTGAAAGGAGTTATTTATGGAATATAAATTAAGAAAACTAAAAGCAACAGATGCATTTTTAATCATTAAATTAATCAATAAGTTTGGCATCATGGAATTCAAGAAATGCTTTAATGCAAATGAGATTGCTAAACTAGCAGAAAATAAGGAAGGACTATCAAAAGAGGAACTAACTGAAAAAGTTGGCTTTAATATTATTCTTTCATGTTGTGCAGTTATTTTTGAAAACATTGGCAAGTGTGAAAATGAGGTTTTTGAATTCTTGTCAGCCGTAAGCAATCTAAATAGAAAACAGGTTGAATGCTTATCACTTGCAGAACTTGCACAGATGATTATTGAAATCTTTCAAAAAGATGAATTCAAAGATTTTTACAAGGTTGTTTCTGGATTGCTGAAATAGGAGAAGTCGGCTTCATGGATTTGGTTTATAAGAGATATTCAAACCCCATGGAGCTGATTGATAACATGATCTCTTTTTCTAATTTTTCAGAGTTCATTTCTGAACTTGCTGACAATGTGTCAGACGAGAAGTTATACGACATTTGGAAATCAAAAGTTTATGACAAGTCATTTGCTGACTTTAAAAATGAAATGATGTCTAAGTGGAAGAAAAACACAGGAATTGAAACATCTGAAACAATGACCGATGAAGAGATGGAAACAACTATAAATGACTCCTATGAAATTCTTAACAGTTTTAATCCTAATCTTTAAGAAAAAGAGAGGGGGAAATAAATGTTAGAATTATTTAAACTCTTTGGTATTATCGGACTGAAAGGTGTCGATAAGACAAAGAAAGATTTAAAAGATACAACTAACACAGCAAAAGATGAATCCAGCAAACTAGAAAAACACGTTAGCAAAATAGGTGAGATTGCTCCTAAAGTTGGAAAGCTAGCGGTCAAGGGAGTTGCTGCAGCGGGTGCTGCAATAGGGACTATCACAAAGTTCGCTGTATCTTCTTACTCTGAATATGAGCAGTTAGTTGGTGGTGTCGAAACCTTATTCGGTGCTCAGGGCATGAGCCTAAAGAAGTACGCTAAATCAATCGGCGAGACTGTCGGACAAGCGAAAGGAAAATATGATCAGTTAATACAGGCACAGACGGACGTTATGAATAATGCAAAAGTAGCATATAAGACGGCTGGAATGAGTGCGAATGATTATATGAACACTATTACTTCTTTTGCTGCAGCATTAAAGCAATCAACAGCCAATGAGACAGAAGCGGCTAAGGTTGCTAATATGGCTGTTATTGATATGGCTGATAATGCGAATAAGATGGGCACCAATATGGAAGATATCCAAAACGCTTATCAGGGGTTCTCAAAGCAGAACTACACAATGTTGGATTAACAAAATAGTTCAACTAAAACCTCGTGAAAACGGTGGAACTCTTAGAAAAGACAATACCGTGCCAAGACTAGAAATAGTAAGGTGTAACGACTATCGAAAGCACATAATAAATGTTATGAAAGTGAGTAGAGTACAATCAAGTGATTGGAAGTGCGAGGGAACGATTATATCGTTCAAGAGATAGTCTACTCTTTATAGTGATATAAAGCAGTTCATAAGAGAACGATGTAAGATTAACGACCTTACATGAATACAAAGGAATTTAAAATTGGGATACGGTGGTACTAAGTCAGAAATGGAGCGACTTTTACAGGACGCTGAAAAACTGACAGGTATACATTATGATATTAATAATTTAAGTGATGTATACAAAGCAATTAACGCTATTCAAGGCAAACTCGGAATAACTGGTACTACTGGCGAAGAAGCGATGAAAACCATCGACGGTGCTATGAAGATGACAAAAGCGTCATGGGATAACCTTTTAACAGGTTTAGCAGACCCTAAACAGGCAGTCGGACCACTCATTAGCGAATTCACTAGCAGTTTAGGAATTCTTGCTAAAAATGTAACTCCAAAAATCAAAGAGGTATTTAATGCACTACCTAATGCACTAATACAGATAACTCCGCAGTTGATGAATACGATTGTTGATTTAGCACCATCATTAATCCTTGCAGCTATTAATTTAGTGGCTGGGCTAATCGGTGCGCTCCCAGGAATATTGGAACCGATTTTTTCAGAATTAACAGATATATTCAATAAGATTCCTCAATTCTTGAAAGGAAATGCGAATATAGTAGATGGTTTCCTAAAATCTATTGACAGCGGGAAGCCTTCAATAGCTGCAAAAGGAATAGAGATGATAACGGCGCTTATTAACGCTATTATAAATAGTCTTCCTATTATTATTCAGATAGGTGCGAAAATAATTGATAGTTTAGGAAGTTCTATATCTTCAAATATGCCTTCGTTCTTGTCGAGATTTCTTGATATTCTAATTCAGCTATCACAGATGATATTAACTAATCTTCCCATCTTAGTAGGTGTCGGAATGAAATTAATCTTTTCTTTAGTTCAAGGGTTAATGAGTTCACTTCCTACTTTAATATCTAAAGTGCCTACTATCATAGCGAACCTAGCAGATGCATTTTCTAACAGTATGCAGACTATTTTTGTGTGGGGTGTTAAAATCATCGCTGAAATCATCAAGGGCCTTGTAATGGCTATTCCTTCATTGATTGCAAACATTCCAAAAATTATCTATGCCATTTTCGCTGTGTGGAATGCTATCAATTGGTGGAACTTAGGAAAAGGGCTTATCAGTGGAATCGCTAAAGGTATCAGCGGTATGGGTGGCTCGCTTGTCAACACGGCAAAGAACCTATTTAACAGTCTAAAAAGCCACGTATCAAACATTTTCAACAACATCAAGAATGTAATTCAAAGTCCTATTTTTAGCGCTAAGACTAAGGTTTTAGCGATTATAGGAGAACTGCAGAACGGTGTTAGAGTAGGGTTTAACTTTATCAAATCACATGCCTCAAGTGTCTGGAATGGTATCAAGAGTGCTATCATGTCTCCAATGAGTGCTGCAGCTAATTTTGTGAAAGCCATCATCAATAAGATTAAAGGATTCTTTAATTTTAAGATTTCTTGGCCTCATATTCCGTTACCTCATTTTAATATCAAACCTAACGGCTGGAACGTTGGAGATTTATTAAAGGGTAAAATCCCATCACTAGGCATTAAATGGTATGCGCAAGCGATGGATAACCCAATGATCTTGGATGCTCCAACTATCTTTGGAATGTCTAATGGTCAAATGTTAGGTGCTGGAGAAGCAGGTGCTGAAGTTGTGGCTGGAAGAGATACATTAATGAAGATGATTAATCAGGCATCTAACAATAGGGCTGATGAAATCCTAGAAGCATTGCATAGAATCATCGCTTTATTATCTGACGAAGATAGAATGCACGATATTATCGTAAAAGCTTTAAATGACGGCTCTTTCGTTGTTATGTTAGATGGTCGAGAAGTGGGAAGGATTGTGAGAAAATATGCTTGATAAAATTAAACATACAAATTCAAACAATGAAACACTAGACTTTACTTCTCTTGGTATCTTTGCAAATTATAGTGATTTACGTGATTTTGAGTGGAGCGTTAAAACGAATAACAATAGGATTACAGGATTTTATAAAGGAGTTGTCACTAAGACAATTCCTTTTGTCTTACTTGTTGATCAGCAGAAAGCCAATGAGATTAAAAACCAATTTTATGAGCATTTCGAAATAGATGTACTTCAAAAAAAGAAAGGATATTTTGAAATCAATGGTTATAAATATTATTGCTATGCAATCAAGTCCACTAAAAGCAAATATCTAATTGACAAGAGACTCTTATATTTAAGTGTTGAAATCACTACAGACGACTCTTATTGGATTAAAGAGACAACCTACACCGCTGACTTCAGCTCCAGCAGTTCGAGAACTGTCACTAAATATCCTTTCACGTATCCTTTTACGTATTCAGTCCCAAAAACAGTAAATGTTGTAAATGATTCATTTACTGATACGGACATGATTATGCGAATCTATGGAAGATGCACGAATCCTATCATCAATATCAGTGATAACACTTATCAGTTATATGTGACTTTAAATGCTGAAGAATATGCAGAGATTGACACATTCAAGAAGACTATTACAAAGTATTCTTCTAATGGTGTGCAGTCCAATATATTCAACAGCCGTAACAAGTCATATGATGCTTTTAAGAAGATACCTCAAGGCTCATTTGACATTACAACTGTAGGTGTTGAGAAGGTTGACATAGTCTTGATTGAAAGAAGGGGTGAGCCTAAATGGGGTTAGAATACATCTATACAGATGCTAGCTATAACGAATTAGGATACCTCACTCATTTTGATGCTGACATCGAGATAGGAAAGTATGATGTATCTAAGAATGATTTTGAATTAATTTTGTCACTAGAAGATAGAGACCCATTATTTACGATTGGGTCTCTTTTTTACAAAGAGAATACAGAAATTGGTGGAGTAATCCAACGATTAAAGATTAATACATCAGACAATACCATCACTATGATTGGAGTAACTTTTAGAGGATTACTGGAAAAGGAATATGTACAGCCTCCAGCAGGAAGCGCGTATTTAACTTTAAATGGTGAAGCTAACACATGTATCAATACTATTATTGGTGACAGGTTCGATGGTCTCTATACTGTCGATAATATAGGCGCTAGTAATATCAATGTTAAATATGATGTGCGTGATATCAATCTCTTACAGGCACTAGAGAAGGCGCTAGGCGCTAGTAATGCGAGACTATGTATCAAACATCAGATAGATGGGAAAGTCCATCTATATGCTGAAAAAATCAACGATTTGAGCGACACGCTACAGTATGACAATGACTATCAGATAGATATGACCGTTAAGACTGAATCAAAGCCATACAATCATATTTTATGTTTGGGAAAAGGTGAACTCCTGAATAGATTAAGAATTAACTTGTATCTACAGTCTGATGGATCATGGTCAGAATCCAATGAGACTTATGCAGGGCTCAACAGGAAGACATACAAACATGAGGATGTAAATGTTGAAAAACGTGATGAATTAATCAAGAATGCGACCGAGAAGGTAGCAGAAGCAAACGAGAGCGATACGCTGGAAATCTCTTTTGACGCTGATGATGCAGAACTCTTTGACATTGTCGGAGCAAAAGAAAATATAACAGGCATATCGTTCAAGGAGCCGATAACTCAAAAAATAATCAAGATTAGTGATGATGATCTTTCAATTTCTTATAAGGTAGGTGATGCGAAGTGATAAAGAACATTAATATTACAGATGCTGAAGTCAGTGCCGAACTACATGGCTATATGTATCTAGCGTTATATGACTTTCAGGGCATTTTACACGCAGGAAGCAGAATGACGGCTGAAATTGTTTCCAACAATGAAATCAAGATTAATGACGGCATCCTGTGCAACTATGGCCGTTTTATGAGAATCGTTGGGAGCGAAATGGTACGCATTGAAAATGGTACAAGTGGAGTGAAGAGAACTGACTTGATTGTAGCAAGATTTACAACCACAGGCACAAAAGAGACTCATACTCTTACAGTTATTAAAGGGTCAGCAGGTGGAGCAGAACCATCATACAATCAGACCGACATATACAGCGGTACAGGCACAAGAGACTTAGTATTATATGCTGTGCATCTAGATGGCTTAAATATCACATCTGTTGAGCGTAAATGTCAGGAATACATGAGTGTGAAAGAGCTTATTAATAAGGTAAATACACAAGAAAGCGGAACAAAATTCTATGGGCATGATGTTCTCGATGTCAAGAATGGTATTACGTTAGAGGCTAAATGGAATGATACCATCGTGGAATTCTACTGGTATGGAAATCTATCAAATGACTGGCATATGACGGCCGCAGTTGATGGAGAAAAATTCGGAAACGATTCTACAATGAAAAATGTTCTTAAAACACATACAGCTTTCATGTTTGATATTTCTGTTAGTCCAGATTATCCAATCTGGTTTAAATATTCCAGAACCAAGAATGGTTTCTGTGTATTCTCTATGAAGACTTGCACTGTTCCTAAAGGAACATGGCTTTCAGGTAGTCACATGATGCTCAGATAGGAGGTGATGCATATGATTAGAGGTACATCACCAACAATAACATGTGAGTTTCCTTTTGATATATCTACACTTTCTTACGCTTATTTCACGATTGCTCAAAATGAGCGAATTATGCTCAATAAAAAAATTGAATGTGAAGGGCTTGAAGGAAGACAGATAAAAATACACCTTACACAGGAAGAAACTCTTAAATTAAAAGAGAATCTACAGGCAGAAGCACAGGTGAGAGGAATTACAAGAGATGGTGAAGCTATCGCATCAGATATCATTAAAATATATGTTGATAAGATCTTAAAAGATGGAGTGATCTGATGTGCAATTTAGGTCTAATGATATTCGATTCAGGTTAAAATTTCATACTAATGACGCATCTTTTAAATTTAAAGTTCATGATATGGAAAACGGCTTTAAATTCCATTATGATGATTTTTTTGAAGTTGACAAAAGTTATGATGCTTATTTAGGAGAGTATGAGGTTGTTCCAACAATCAAAAAACAACAACTAGATACTAAAGATAAGCTAATGAAAAAAGATGTGGTTATTAGCGCAATCCCCTTCTTCGAGACATCAAACGATGAAGGGGGCAATACAGTATACATAGGAAAGGAATTATAACATGGCAGAAACTAAACATATAAATAAGGTCGTCTATGGTGGCAAGACATTAATCGATTTGACAGGTGATACTGCGACAGCAGACAAAGTATTGAAGGATTTAACTTTTCACGACAAGACAGGTGCTACAGTCACAGGTACTTGTACATTTGACGTAGATTCTAGCGATGCAACTGTGGCAGTCGCTGAAATGTTAGCTGGAAAGACTGCATATGCAAGAGGAACCAAGTTGACTGGTACCATGAAGAACAATGGTTCCGTTAAAGGAAGCATTACAACAAAGGCTCAGGTATACACGATTCCACAGGGCTTCCACGATGGCTCTGGAAATGTTCAGATTGCGACTGCAGAACAGGCTAAGATCATTCCTACCAATATTCGTGATGGAGTTACCATCTTAGGAATTAAAGGTACTATGTCTGGTACTGAAGGTGCTAAACCTCAGCAGAAGACAGTGACACCAAGCACCGCTACACAGACAATCATGCCTGATACGGGATACAACTATTTATCACAGGTTACTGTTAATCCGATTCCATACGCTGAAAGTGAGAACTCAGCCGGTGGAACTACAGTAACAATCGCATAGGAGTGGTTATATGAGCATCAATAAGGTCATATATAACGGCAAGACATTGATTGATATATCAGACAGTACAGTAACTGATGATAACATTGAAGAAGGGTTGATTGCCTATTCAGGCGACGGAAAAAGGGTGGTAGGAACTAAGATGAATCTAGAAAACAGAAGCAAAAGAAAACTAATTTTCATTGGTGACAGTTATGGAGACGGTTATACCCCCGATGGTAATACAACGGGTTGGTGCGACAGACTTAAGAATAAGTTAGTGAATTGCCACTTCTCTGCAGACAACATCTATATCAATCATAAAGGTGGTGCATCCTTTTCTAATTCTTCTAACAGTTTTCTGACACTTCTCAAAGGTGTGGAGTCTCAGGTGGGTAATAAGAAGATGGTAACAGATGTGCTGATTGGTGGAGGATATAACGAACTGGCATATGGTGATAAAATAGATACTGTTAAATCCAACATCGATACAGTGATATCATATGTACAGAGTACATATCCAAATGCAGTTGTTCACTTTGCACCGTTTGGGGTAGCGTTCAAAGACAGAAATAACCAGTTCGCACTGAGGTATAAATTGATGCCTGCATACACTACAAAAGCGTGCTATAAAAACCAACCTTTTGTGGTAGTACCAGGTGCTGAGAACATTCTATCTTTTGAAAACATGATGAGTTCAGATGGGATTCATCCAAACGAGTGGGGATTAGAAAACATCGCGGAACATCTAAAAGGATATATTCTAGGCACAGGCAGCAGTGCAATCGATAAGAGACAATTGAGCGTGAGTCTGAACGGCGGCACATTTACAGGTACTATGTATGGACAGTGCCTAGGTGATATTAATATCTATAGAATCATGTTTAATTCATCGGTCAAGAACCTTAACTCTAATGGGATCAATGGATTCAAATTATATAGTCCTCACATCGGTGATGCGTTCCCCTGGAGAGCACCTAACATGGGATATACGGATGCGAACGCAATCATCCAGGCTAATGGTGGGTTCTTCGATGTGCCTGTCAAATTCAACGTAACAAACGGCAACGAGTTATATATGCAATTCAAGCAGTGTAACTCTGCTCATAATAACTATCAGAGTTATTCAAACATCACACAGATACAGCTAGACGCTTGGATCGTCGCTGAGAACATGTAAGGAGAATTAAAATGAAATTATACGACACATCATTGAAATATATGGACACTCTTAATGCAGTAGGGGGCACTATTGTAGCAGTGTTAACCGCTGCATTAGGTACGCACTGGTTTTTATTTGTAGGTTTTTTAGTCTTGAATATTATCGACTATATTACAGGAGTTAGAAAATCAAGACTGACAGG